AAGGATTTTCGGATAAAGAAAACGGACACCAATCAAGATACGCATTGTATCAAAATTGGTGTCCTGTTATGGCAAATGACTCTAATTTTGATAGAAACCGTGCAAGGGGGTGCAATTACGGTTTAGAGGGGGGTGCATTTTTGATTATAGGGGGGTGCAACCACGGCTTTAGGGGGTGCATTACTCTACCCATGGGGACAGCAATAAACCGCAGGCGTTGAAACCTGCGGTCTTTTCATTTTTCTTGGGACTCACGCCTCGATTTCTGTGCCGCCCTGGAATTTGAAGGTCATTCGTCCGTCGGCGTGGACGGTCACTGTGTCAATGACGGTCAGCCAGAGCTTATCGTCGAAATTGGTGAGGGCATCCAGTTCCTGCACCTCGAACATAAATGCTCCAATGGCTTCCGCCTGGGCTTCCCGTGCAACCTTTGTGGCGCGAAGTTGCTCAAGCTGTGCCTTGGCTTTTTCGTACCGCTCCACAAATCCATTGTACCGGGCGGCGTATTCATTCTGGTTCTGCGCCGTCTGCGAATTCTCTGCGATGCAGCGTTTTGTCAGCTCGGCCACCACATCGATCTCCTCAAGCAGGCTCTCGATCTCTGAATCAATGCCCGTGCAGTCTGTCAGCGTGGTTTGCATCAGACGGCAGTCCTCAAGGATGTTGTCCTTGCTGTCGATAATGGCGTTGATAGCAGCAACAAACCGTGCTTTGATGGTTTCCTCGTCCAGATGTGGCGTTTCGCATTTGTGCTCACCCTTAAATTTGCCGTTGCATTGCCAGATGACCCTGCGGTATTTTGAGGTTGAGTTCCAGACTTTTGAGCCAAAGTAGGAACCGCAGTCCCCGCAGACGATGCGGGAGGAGAAAATGCTCTTTCCGCTGTACTGGCGGCTTATTCGCTTGCGCCGAGCAAGTTCCGTCTGAACTTTGTCGAACTCTTCCGGCGTAATGATTGGCTCATGGCTGTGTTCCACATAATACTGCGGCACCTCGCCCTCGTTGACCTTCCTCTTTTTCGTGAGGAAATCGACTGTAAAGCATTTTTGCAGGAGTGCAGCGCCCTTGTACTTCTCATTTTGGAGGATGCTTTCCACTGTACTGGTCTGCCAGCGTTGTTTTCCCGATGGAGTCGGAATTCCATCCGCTGTCAGCTCCTTTGCAATAGCTCCCGGCGTCAGCCCCTCCATGAATCGAGTATAGATTCGGCGGACAATGACCGCCTCCTCCGGTACAACTTCTGGAAAGCCGTCCGCTCCTTTGCGGTAACCGAGGAACTGCTTATATGGCAGGTTGACCTTCCCGTCGGCGAAGCGTTTTCTCTGCCCCCAGGTTACATTCTCCGAAATGGAGCGGCTTTCTTCCTGCGCCAAGCTCGACATGATGGTGAGCAGCAGTTCACCCTTGCCGTCGAACGTGTAAATGTTCTCCTTTTCAAAGTAGACCTGGACGCCTTTCTCTTTGAGTTTGCGGATGGTGACGAGGCTATCCACGGTGTTTCGAGCGAATCGGCTGACGGACTTTGTAACGATGAGGTCGATTTTTCCCGCCAAGGCATCCTCGATCATCTCATTGAAACCCGCACGGTGCTTGGTATTCGTGCCGGAAATCCCCTCATCTGTATAGACCTTTACGAATGTCCATTCCTGGTTTCTCTGAATGTACTGCGTGTAGTAGTCGATTTGAGCTTCGTAGCTGGTGAACTGCTCATCGCTGTCCGTGGAAACACGGGCGTAAGCAGCAACTCGCAGTTTGTAAAGCGGCGTGTCAGTTAGGTGGGTCATGGGGTTGATGGACGGTGGTATCACCGTAACCGTCCGAACCGCAGTGTTCATGATTTTTGCCTCCTTCTTGCCAGTGACTGCTGTCGTGCCTTTTCTTTCATTTCCGGCGTCCAGCTTTCAGCTCGTGAACGGTCTGTCCAGGTGCGTGTGACCGCAGTGCCGTCTGAAAAGTGAAAGTGCAGGGTGTTGCCGTCATCGGCAATGATTTTTTTGACGCTGAAAGGGTCATCCGTGACCTGTCGCACCAGCTCGTCAAGGGTGGCCTCCGGTATCTGCTTGGAAGCGCAGTGCTTTTTCCCTTTGGTGTTGAGCGTGGCACAGATCCAAACCACCCGTGCAGCCGTTGTTTTCCTGCGGAAGTTCTTCCCGCATTTTGCACACTGAATGCGACCAGTGTAAAAGAAAGACGGCTGTGCGGGCGGCTTCGATTTGTGCTGCTCAGCTCGCCGTTCAATTTCTGTCTGCACTGCCTTCCACTCTTCCAAAGGGATAATGGCTTCATGGGTTCTTTCCGCATGGTACATTGTTTTCTGCCCGTTGTTGGGAACCGTTTTCTTCGTGATGTAGCTTTCGCAGAAAAATCGCTGAAGGAGCAGATTGCCCGTGTAGGCATAGTTCCGCAGAATCTTTGCAATCGTCTGCGGATGCCATTCTTCACCGTATCTGGTGGGTTGAATGCCCTCGTCATTCAGCTTTGCAGCGATGCGGTTTCGACCCATGCCGTCGAGAAATTCTCGATAAATGCGGCGAACCAGCTCCGCCTCCTCCGGAATGATGTAGTATTTGCCATCCTGCATTCGGTATCCGAGCATTCGCCCGTTCCAGGGGATTCCTGCTTCAAAGTTCCGTTTGACACGCCACTTCTGGTTTTCGCTGACGGAGCGGCTTTCCTCCTGGGCATACGATGCCAGGATGGTCAGCATCAACTCACCGTCAGCGCTCATGGTGTGGATGTTCTGTTCTTCGAAGAACACATCAACGCCCAGGCTTTTCAGCTCTCGGACGGTTTCCAAAAGAGTGACGGTGTTTCTGGCAAAGCGGGAAATGCTCTTTGTAATGACCATATCGATTTTCCCGGCACGGCAGTCTGTCAGCATCTGCTGAAAGCCGTCCCGGTCGCTCTTGGTTCCGGTCAGGGCTTCGTCGCTGTAAACGCCGCAGTAGACCCAGCCGGTATGGGACTGGATCATTTCGCTGTAATGACTGACCTGGGCAGAAAGCGAATGGAGCATCGAATCCTTGCCGGAGGAAACACGGGTGTAGGCGCATACTTTCAAAAACTGCGGCTGCATGATTTTCGGGAAATCGACCCGTTTTATAATTCTATCCATCGGTTCACCTCCTTAGGTGTGTTACATATTACCTCTGAATGCCCCAGTTATCCAGCGATTTCAGCGGAATATACTACACGAAGATATGCCATATTTATTGGCGATGATCGTATCAATTTTAGCGTACTCTTTGGCTGAGATCAGCCCCTTGGAACGCATACTCCGGGCGAGTGCCATCGCCATCTGGTAGGCAAACAGACGCTTATCGTAATCACTCATGGTCGGTCTCCTTCCTGCGGAATTTCAAATAGCAGTCACGGGAGCAGAACACCCGATGGCTGTTGCCATAGCTTTCAAACTGCTTCCCGCAATGTCGGCAAGTGAGTGTGTAGTACGCTTTTCGCTGCACTCTTTCAGGGTGCGCGTTCCACCACGCCATACGGCAAGCATCGGAGCAGAACATCCTTTTCCGTTTATGCGGTGTCTGCTCAAGCGGAGCCAGACAGTTTCGACACAGGGCATTTGAACTCGGTAACTCTTTGATCTGCACAGGATGCCTGGCGCAAAAGGACTTTACTGTGTTTAGCGGTAGCCCTGTTATAGCGGATATTTTCTTATACCCGTAGCCCTGGTGTTGGAGTTCCACAATTCGTGAGCGTTCCATGTCTGTCATAGTGATACCTCGTTCCTGAGAAATAGCGTTTCTCGCTATACCCAGAGAAAAGGCACTTTTGTCAGGGTAAATTGGGCAAAAAAATAACGCCCTCTGCGGAATTTTCCACAGAGGGCGTGTGATGAGGTTCGGTTTACTTATTCGGGATCTTCAGCTTCATGCCGCTGTAGATGACATTGCTTTTCAGACCGTTCAGGTTGACGATTTCCTTATAGCGGCTGCCGTTGCCGAGATACTTCTTAGCGATTGCCCAGAGGGTGTCACCATGCACCACGGTGTGGATGCGGTAATCCTCGGCGGGTTTCGTGCCTGCCACGGCAAGTGCAGAGGTCTTGACCGGCGACATGATGGCATACCTGCCAGACTCCTCCTTATTAATGACTGCACGGTCCCCACTGACCTCGACCACATACCAGCGGAGCTTCTTCACCCAGCCGGGGATGGATTTGCCGCCATAGTAGGTGCTGCCCGTGATGGTCACGAGGTCACCAGCTTTGATTGTGCCAGTGGGCTGGGTCGGTTCGATCGGCTTCACCTCACTGCCGAGCGCTGCCGTGACCTTGGATGCCAAATCACCCATACGGGCATACATCCAGTTACCGGGGCAGCTTTTGTTCGCAAACCACCGATGGACGGTCAGAACCATCTCGTCGGATTTCGGGGTGTAGTTGAGCGTCTTGGTCTTATCGCCGAGCCAGAGCAGCTTTGTCTTGCCGTTGCGCTTGCAGATGTCGGCGCAAAGCTCGATGAGTCTCTTGTACACCACATCCTTAAAAGCGTAAGGCTCGGTGTTGTCGCTGGCACACTCGATGGTGATAGCTCTCTGGTCGTTGGCTGCGGAGGAGGAGCACCAGGAGCGGTTTTTCTCTTCCACATACATCCCGACCCGACCGTCCACGCCGATGCCGTAGTTGCTGCTTGCCTGCCGTGAGGTCGGCAAAAAGATGTTGCCCAGCGTTTCCACACTGCACTGACCCACCACGCAGTGCGGTGTGATGCGGTCAATGCCGTGGGTGCGCTGCCCGGAGTGGTTCGGGCTGAGTTTGGTGTAGGACACCAGGGAACTGTTTGTGTAAGCCATATTATTCATCCTCCTTTTCACTGCGGTCATGAAGCTGCTCCAGAACGGATTTCAGCTTCTGCGGAATGGGCAGTCCCAGGTATGCGGCGTTTTCCAACAGGGACACGCCCTCATTCGACAAATAGAAGAAAATGACGGCGGTACGCATCACCGAGCCGCTGCCGATGACACGGGTGTCGAGAATATGCCCGATGCCGACCAGGGCGAAGATGAGCACCTTTTTGAAAATGCCCTTGAATCCGACTTCGCTGGACAGCTTCTTGTCCACCACGGCGCACATGATGCCGGTGATGTAGTCGATGACTACGAAAGCCAGAAGCGCATAAAGCAAGCCGTCACATCCTCCCAAGAACCATCCCAGCCAGCCGCCGATACCGGCGAATACCACCTGAATGGTCGTCCAGAATTCTTTCATGTTGTTTGTCCTCCTTTGAAATTAAAAATGGGTATGAAAAAAGTGACGCCGGAGCGTCACACTTTTCCGATAGCATAGATTGATACTTTGTAGGTTGCCGATGGTACCGTATTTGGTCTTACGGCAAATATCTTTCCGGGGTTGGTCGTTGTAGACCAGCTACTCGAACTGCCTCGCTCCACAAACATGGCGTAATTGCTGTTCTCCGTGGAGATATGGACACGAGGAATTTCCGCGAAGGTAAATGGAAAATTAGGGAGCGCAATTGCGCCGCTCTCATAGAGCACGCCCCATGCCGTCGAAATGGCGGTCGTAAAGGAATACTGACCCCAACATTCCGCTGTACCGCTTTTCCATTTACGGTAATTCCAGATGCCGCTTGTCCCTTGCTGAATGACAAAATCCGCAAGGGGTGAGCCATCCACCCGCATATCCCCGGCAACATCCAGCATGGCTTGTGGCTCCGGCGTGTTGATGCCGACCTTCTTTTTACGCAGCGCAATGAGCGGCGTGCCCTGCGGAACAGTAAAATACAGATCCAGACTGCTCAAAGAATAGAGCTTGTCTTGGATCTGTAGATGAAGGTCGTAGGAACTGTTGGCATCCAGACTGCACAGTTCCAAATTGGAGTAGCTGAAAGAGGTTCCGCTTTTTGTCGTGCCGGAATAGATGTTGGTGTAGCTGCCGTAACTGCTCTCACTGGTTTTCTTGTACCGATACCGCACATAAACCACGCTGTTTTTCTGCGTCCCGTCTACGGTCACAGCAGAAATAGAGCCACTGAATTTGAGCTGCATTTCCGCTTCAATGTCGTTGGTTCGTCGGAGCGTCACCGAGGATATCTTCGGCTTGGTGTACGGAATGACTGTCACCGTCCGTGAAGTTTCGGCGGTGTAGCCGCGGGAGTCCGTGACCGATAGCGTGACCGTCACACTGCCGGACTTGGCGATCTTTCCGACCGTAATTGCAGCACCGGTCGAATTGGATGCGGATAAACCGTTGCAGGAAGCGGTGTAGTTGGAAATGCTGGCACCGTTCTTCGCAGTCGCTGTTCCCGGTGTAACTTTGAGAGTCGAGTAGTCCTGTACGAACAGCTGATCGTTGCCCGTGAGGTTCTTTGTGGTCGTGTAGCTGTCGGCATAAGTGAATCCGCTTATGGTTGGAGCAGAATTGGTTGCCGTGGTCAGTACCGTGGCGGTCTTGCTTGAGGTGCTGCCGATCTGCGTAGACCCGCTGTAAGACGAAACCGCAAAGGTACCTATAAAGGACTTGATGGACGCCATAGCGTTCAACAGCGTTGTCCTCTGCGCCGATGTCAGCGTGACCGTGCGGTTCGCCGTGCCCTTCGACCAGGAAAGCTCGGAAATAGTCAGGATGGTCGTGCTGCCGTTTTTGAGCACCAGCGTATTGGTGTAGGAGGCTTCGTACACGGTCACATTGATGGTAATGGAAACCGTGGCATTGTCCGCCGTCACCGTGTTGACACTATTCACCACAGCACCGCCCAGCGTCTTGACCGTGGAACTGCCGGAAGTGCCGTAGACGTGGTTGTATTGCCGCCTTGCTCTGACCCTCACCGTATAGCTTGTGTTCGGTGAGAGCGAGGACAATGTTACGCTGGCGCTGGTGGATGCCGTCGTTGAGAACTGCGTCCAGCTCGAACCGCCGTTTGTGCTGTACTGCCAGATGTCCGCCGTGGCAGAGGATGTAGCAGAGATTTTGAACCCGTTTGCCGTGACATTCGATGTACTGAATGTAACTGTGGGAGCAGAGCGGTCAATGGTAGTCAGCGTCATGCTGCCGCCGTATTCCTGTGAACCGTAGATATAAACACGGGTCGAGAATCCGACCGCAATCGTTTTGCTGCCGTTGCTGTTGTGAGCTACAGTAATCGTGCCACTGACAGAACCTTTCTTTGCCGGGAAAACACGGTCATCCCAATAGGTTCGGTCCTTTGAGTATACGGTCGTACCATTGATCGTTACAGTGGTCGTGTCAATCGTGTAGTAAGTGGATGCGCCACCGGTAGAGGTCAGCGTCCAGGAAAGTGTCGAGCTGTTACCGACCACATTCACGCTTTCTGAAATGTCCAGTTGAAGATAGCGCCCATCGTATGCCGCGCTTTTCCAAGTTGCCATAGCTTTCCCTCCTTAATCCAGAATGACGATGTTCAGCCCTTCGGACGCCGTTGGCATCGGGACAAACTTCGTTTTGCCCACGGTCAGTTCGCCGTCCACCGTGGTTTTCTTGGTCTGCGTTTCGTCTTTGTTCAGGGTGAAAATCACCTCGTCGTTGTAGTAACCGGCGAACTCCGTGTTCGTGATGACCGTCCGCTGAGACGATGCGCTGTTGGATACCTCGATGCCCCGCTTGTCGATCTTGACCTCCTGGGTGTAGATCTCGTTGGGTGCGGGTGTCCACTTTCGGGGTATCGCCCCTTCGGAGATCATGATGTCCGCGAGGTAGATGGACGCATCCCGACAGTAGCAGTAAATACGCAACGTGGGGTCGGTCACATCCGTGAGCGTTACGGAGTAATCCGTCCAGTCAAACGCCGTGGACTTATTGAACAGGTACTTGGTTTTGTTTCCGTTGTAGGTCACATAGAAATACCCGGACATGGTCGAGGTTTTCTTTGCCCGGACCGAGATCGTATAAGTGCCGGGGACTACCCCTCGGATGTACTGCGACAACGAGGAATAGGCTCCCAGCACAAAGCAGGAGTCGGAAATGGTGTTGTTCTGGGTATCGGTGGAGGTATCTGTTTTTACCGTACCGGAGTAGCTCCAATCATCCGTGATTCCGTTCAGCCCGGAAGAGTTCTGCACATAGTTGATGCCGCCGATGTACTGCTCCTGCATGGTGACGGACAGCCCGTCCACCGTGTGTTCCAGTTCCGAAACCCTGCTCTCGGAATTCAGTATCCGTTCCTCCAGGACGCCCTGGTCGTTGGACACCGTTTCCACGGTTTCGGTGAGGGTCGCCACATAGCTGTTCAGCCCGTCGATGGTCTGTTGGAACTGTGCGTCCTTCTCGGTCAGAATGGAAATGGTGGTGCGGATCGTTTCAATGTCGTTCTGCACCACCCATTCATTTCCGTCCCATATCTTCGTTTCCGGCGGGGTCACGGAAGTATCCACCCAGAGCTGCCCCTCATAGGGGTTCTCCGGCGGCGTGTCCGAGGTGACCACATCGCAGAGACTGATAATCGTGAACTGTGCCGATGCGATCATCTCACCACCTCCTTAAAGTGCCACAACGACCATAAAGGTTGCCTTGGTATCCACATCGGCACTGGACACCGACAGGGTCTTGCCGGTCTTGCTGCCGTTGGTTCCCCAAGAGGTATCGACTACACCATCCTTGTTGTACTTCGTCCAGGTGTAACTGCCGTTTCCGGCTGCGTCGACCTCGGAGCCCGCCTGGTAGCAGACGGCGGTCAGCACGGTCGTGCCCTGACCGTTCTTGAACACACCGCCGCCCGTGGAGGTGACGATGATCTGCAGCGGGTCGGAGTTGTCGATGAAGGTCGCCACATCGAAAAACTTCGTGTTATAAGAAGCCGATGCGGAATCCGTGTCCTGGGCACAGCACTTGAACACGGCGTAGCTGTCCACCGCTGCGGCGTAGACCGTGAGGGTATTGGTGGCCGTGCCGGTGTATTTGTCGGCGGTATCCGAGAGCTTGCGCCAGCCGATGCCGAAGTCTGCATCATAGCCGGTGGAAGAAGTAGCGGTGACGGAAGCGTCCATGACCGCCCACTTGTAGCTGACCTTGGTGGTGTCTACCGTAGAGCCGCGCCACAGCTCGGCCTTGGCGGTCAGACTGGCGACCTCCTCATTCTTGAACACATTTCCGTTGGGTGTGGTGACCAGCAGGTCGACGATGCCGGAACCGTTGACCACGCGGGAGAAGGAAATGGTCAGCGGATGGGTCAGCGACAGACCGGTGCTTTCGTCCTTGTAAGTGATGACACAGCGATAGTCGATGCCGGGCAGTTCCGCCATGACATTAGCCTTGACCGTGAGGATGTGGCTCTTGGCACCACTGAGGGCGTAGTTCGTGCCTGCGGTGATGGCGGTGTTGCTGTCGCCCACATACCACTTGACCGAGGTGACATTGGCGGTGGCAATCTGGTCGGCAGTGGTGCCGATGACATACAGGCTGGGCGTCAGAACGAGGTTCTTCGTTTTCCAGTCGGGGGTATAACTGCCGTTGTCGGGGTTATACATCTGAGTCTTGGCGAGGTTTGAGCCGATGTACCCCGTCAGCGTCAGTGCGTCATTGTAGTCGATGATGGTAAACTGGCCTTGTGCTTTGCTCATGTGAGAAGCCTCCTTTGAAGTTGTTGTATCAGAAACGGACGCTGTGCCGGCTTCTGTTGTGGGTTCTGCGGTTGCCATAGTGAATTCCTCCGTTATAACAGGCTTTGCCTGGTCGTAGTGTCGATAAGGTCACAATAAAAAGTGGCGCGGACTTTGACATCCGCACCGGTAATGGCCACGGACTTTGCACCGCCGAAATGCTGCTCGTTCCAGACCTTGTCCGCTTCCGTATCCTCAGACACCCTTGTCCAGACAAACTGGTTGGCATCCAGCGTGTCGGTGATGTCTTCGTCCCAGGAGTACACCTTGGCGGAAAGCAGCGTTTTTACATTGCCGTTTTTGAAGATGTTCCCGTTGGACGAGATGATGACGAGCCGGAGCATTTTCTGCTCCTCAATGGTGGTAATGCGGTCGCTGACCTCGGTGACCTCCTTGCTGGTGGCGTAGGCTCGAAGCACGACCTCGCCGCTCTCCAAATCCCAATAAGACGAGCCATCCTGCGACTGGATAACACCCGCCTTAATGATGTTGGCCACCAAGGAGCCGGAGGTGATGAAGTCCGCGACGATCTGACCGTCTGCCGTGATGGCGGTTTCGTAGGGGCCGTTGTAGCCGTTACGGGAAAATCCCAAGCCGCCCACATTCCACCGCCAGACATTCACAGCATCGTCAATGGATGGTGCGTCCAGAATGAGCAGCTCGTGGGGCTGCCCACTTTCGCTGTCTGTGTTAATAACCACATAGCCGCCGCTCTGACCGGTGATAAGTCCGGTGGCTTTACCGATGGCGGTTTGGAGCAGCTTTGGAAAGCGTCCCACCGTGGACTCCACCTTGTCGACCGTGGACTGCACCTCGGAGATGGTGGTGATCATGCTGGACTTGCTTTGACCGAGAGAAATGCTCTTGTATCGTTCGGCGAGGGTGTCGTACACGGTTTCAATGACCATAGCCGACACGCTGACACCCAGCAGCGAGTGCCGAATGGTGACGGTATCACAGAGATTGACCCGCTCCAAGAGTGCCGAATACTCCGGCTGTTTCCAGAGCGGCTCAAAGGACACCTTCACTGTAGGGATGGTCGCACCCAGCGGATTTGCTTTGATGTAGCTGTTGGCTTTCGCTCGGAGAGCTTCCTCGGTCACAACTCCGTCAAACTGGTCGGAGAAATCCATGATGAGCGTTTTCGCCCGGACGATCTCCGAGGTCACAATGGGGAGCGTGACCTCCGGCAGCGTGATCACCATTTCGGTGTCCGAGCCTTCCGGCGTGTATACGGCATACGGAAGCAATGCGGTATACACGCCGCTGTTGTCCTCGTCCTGCTCCAAGGCGGTGAGGTTCTTGCCGTATTCAATGACCACGCCGGTCTTCTGCCCACGGTGCGAATGGAACTTTACCGTGAAGTTGTCCCACTCAAACTCGCCGTACCATTTGGAGAGCATGGAGCCTTCCGTACCGCCGAGGCAGGCACGGACGCTTTTCGGCTGCGTGACGGAAAACGCCTTTGCATCCGAGTAGTCCGTCCAGCCCGTGAAGCGTGTATCTCCGGCAAGGAGCTGCGAGAGAATGAGCTGAGGAGAGCGACTCTCCGTCGAAAAAGGCAACACCGGCACATTGGCAAGGTCATAGGAGATGTGCTGACCGTAGATGGTGACGATGCCGTTCAATGGCTTTGTGATGCGGTAAATGCGGAACGCCTGGTCGGCGGCAGTATCGTTGGGTTTTGCCTTGATGATGCACTCCTTGGTGATTAGCCCGTAGTGCTGACCGCTGACCGGGTATTTGAGCAGACACTCAAACACACCGTTTCGCTCTTCGGTCACTTCGCAGGAAATGGTGTCCGTCAGTACGCCAAGACCGAAGGTGGAAAAATCCGTTGCATTGGGCGGGTATAGGACTGGAATCATAGGCTGTCAGCTCCTTCCGGGCATAAAAATACCACCGGGGATTTCTCCCTGGTGGTTGAATGAAAATGAGTTACTTGTAGATTGACAAATAGGAATTTATTAGGCAAACAGAATAAGTGCAACACCTGTGATAAGCAGAACTATACCAACAACAAACTCTACCATTCCCACTTTCTTTGCGTATTCTTCTTTCTTCCGACCGGCTTTGAAGTCCGCCTCAAAACCGTTGATAAGATTGTATTTCTTTTTAAAGTAAATGAAGTATCCAAACAGAAGGAAGGCCAATCCCAGAACTACAGCCAATACCTTTAGGAATATCATATAAACACCTCCACAAAAAATTCCGATTTGTCGTCCTCACTTAAAAACATTATACCATACCTTTTTGAATTTTTCTACCGCTTACAATCGGGAGCGACCTTACAGACAGCACCACCTCGGAATGACCTCGATCCGCTGCACATTTCCTGCACAGGCGATGGTGGTCGTTCCCGGCTTGAGCATAGGAAAGCCGTCGCCGGTAACGGTATCATTTTTGAGGGTGGTATCCTTAAAGCAATTCATAAGTTCGCTGTCAATTTCGATGGTTTCGTCGACCTCTGAAATCGTCCACAGGTTCGTACCTTCGCCCTCCGGCTGAATCATAAGCCGTACTGTGCCGCCTCCATATATTTTGATGTAGGGTTTGCTTGTGAAAGCGGTGGGATTGGTTACAGACAACCTTCTGGTGCCGGATGCTAAAACCTCCTGTCCCGCAAAACTGTATTTGTAGGGCTTGCAGTTGAAGGTCACGGTGAAACTGCCGACCTTGTTTAGCTGCTCCTCAATGTCCAGACTGCCGGAGATGACGCCGTAGCGGAAATACTCCGCATCGTAGGAGTCGGTGATTTCGTGGTATCTGTCCGATTCGGAATACAGCCAGCCCTTGATGTCCCGCAGGACGGAGGCAAGGGCGGGTGCGTTCTTCCGTGCGAGGAACACTGTGTAAGTAACCTTGATGTTGGAAAAGCGGCGGTTCGGATTGATGATGTCACCGCTCCTGCCGGGAATGGAAATGAACTCCGCATCGTATTCCGGTGCGGAGAACACGTCCTTCTTCTCGATATGCAGGCCGAAATCAGCGGAACTGCGGCCGTTGTAGTTAAAATAGCTCATGCGAATACTACTCCTTTCCGCTGGGCGAACTGATTCGCCGTTTCCATGACTTCGTTGGTGAGCTGACGGATATCCTCACTGCTGTAATTGTTGAAGTTCGTAATGTTCAGTGCGATAGTGAAAGCGGATGCCGCCTTGCTGACCACACCATCCACGGCAGAGCGAATCGAGCCGTTCACATCAAAGTCGGTGGGCAGAGCCGTCTGCATATCGTGGGCAAGGTCGCCCATGACACCGTTAATGTCCTCTGCCATCCCTTCGGCGGCTTTGACCGCTTCATCGCCGTTATCTTCAATGGACCCGGACAAGCCTTTGACCAGCATTTCACCGACCCATGCCATTTCCTTTGAGGGCGAATGGATACCGAAGAAATCGCAGATGCCGTCCCAGATGGAGGAAATCCACCCGGACACCTTATCCCACAGCCACGAGGCAAGCTGGGTAATACCGCTCCACAGTCCCTTGACGATGTTGCC